TATTAAATGTTGTCCACACTTTTAAAGTATTACCAATCACTAGAAATATAACAGTAGTTGTGAAGGAATGGAAAAATTTTAAATAAAATTTTGAAAAAAACCTTTATTTTTCTAAAAAAAGTTATATATTTGCAGTGTAGGATGTTGAATTCGATTAAATTCAATGATGTTTTTTTTAAGGGCGTGGTATTTACCACGCCCTTTTTTGCTTTTATAAAGTATTTATAATAAAACTTAATATGAAAAAATTATCTAAGATATATGAAGGTATTTTAAGGGAGTTCAAGAAAGACGGTGATGTTGATTATGAAATGTATGAAAGATATGAAAATTATTCATTAAGAATTTTACAGTTATTCTTAGAACAAAATAATGAGGATTACACAGCTAACATGCCTTGGTGATTAATTCCATATCCAAGATTAAAAAAAATATGGGAAGATTGGGCTAAATTCGGATTTGTTAGAGATGAAAAAGGGTTAGAAGAAATTTGCGACGTAATGGAATCAAATACACTTAAAATTTCAGTTATAACAATGTTAGCTGGTCATACATCTGATAGTCCAGATGATTATTATGAAGATGCTTTTGGATATCACATAGAGGGTGTAATTCAAAAATTCTATCAAAATCAACCAAGACCAGAAGATAACTATCATAGTAACGACCCAAACCAATTAGAGTTTAATTGGGGGCACCCTGATGGTAAGAAAAAAGAACCAGTTAAAAAATCTAACGTTCAAATTATTGATGACCCTTATTTAGAAAATCTTTTAATTGATGTAGACCCAAAATCAGTTAGTTATGAAGACCTTAAAAAAATGTTGATGGATGAATTAATCAATAAATTCCTTTGGTATTACATTGATGACCCAGCAATAGGTCAACCAAGACTTAGCGATTATGGATTAAAACCGTTAGTTGATTTAACGTCACAATTAAGAAGTACTTATGATTCAGCTGAAAAAGTAGTTATAGTAGATAAAATGCTAAATGTGGTACATCAAAGGTCAGATTTAGCATCATGGTATGTGAGAGGTGGCTCAAACGCATTAAGCGACTTATCATCTTCACCTAGTGAAAGAGAAACACAAGAATAAAATGAATAAAAAAAGAATACAACCGAAATTTACTGATATGACCGAGGAAGAAATAAACGCTTGGTTAGAAAAAATGAAGTATCTTGAAGGTGATAGTAAAAATACATATGCAACCAAACAAATCAGAGATGGTAGGGGTTGGATATTTTAAAATGTTAAAAAATGTTAAAATAAATAATGTCAGTTTTTTATTTAAATATTTGTGTAAGTTTTAAGGTTGTTTATCAAAAAGCTGTTACTGCAAGATGTGCCTAACCTGAAAAAGTGGTTTGTAGAAATATGCAAAGGAAACATAGGGGAGTATTGAGTTGACCCCTCACATCACTCAACTTTAAAACTGTAATGGGATTATAGCTCAGGGGTAGAGTGATGGCCTCTAAAACCAAAAGTCGTGGGTTCGAATCCCACTAGTCCCTCTAAAATATTAAAATAAAGTAAAATGAAAGACACTTAGATTAAAAACAACAAATTAATAATAATCACTAGACGTGATTTATCAATTGGTATTCAGGCAGTTCAGGCTGGCCATTGTTCATGCTATGGATGGTGGAAGATGACATCACGCATTATGATTCGCTAGAGGTTCTGCTGAAAGCGGATAACGATGCCAACGTTATCAATAGGTATAGAGATACCATAGAACTGGTTCTGCCTTTCTTAAAGTTCTAATACCAAAAAGAGATAATTGTAAAAAATTGTCTCTTTTTTTTGTTTATTACATTTATTATTAGTATATTTGCAGAGAGTAAGTTGTAATAATAAAAGATTAATAAATCAAACAATTGAATTAGTAAAGGTTTTATAGGATTTCCCTTTCTTTTATTTACAAAATTATGTTTTAAGAATTAGATTATGGAAAATAAAGGGTGGAAAGATGTTAGAGAAATACCAGCCAGCGGTAAACGCAAATGGCATGGCGGTGCTTATACATTAGCTTTCGTATATTCAAATAAAGGTAACTTCCTTTTAAAAGGTTATGGAGCTGAAATTAGAGAATATTTACAAGACTTAAAAAGTAAGGGTTATAAATATATACTTAATGAAACTCTATGGCATACAGATAGTTGGACAGGTGAGAAAAACTTTAGAAGTATATGGTCAGTATCAAGTCAAAGTACTTATATAGATGAACCAGAACCAAAATCTAGATATAGAAAAGAGGATAAATTCAAATGGGTTATTAAACGGTTTGGTGAACACGGTGAAGATACTAAAACACTAAAATTTAAAAGGCTCCCAAATAAGTGGGTACCTGAATATGATACAATAATATATTAATGTGTAAAGTGGGTTACTATAAAAAGCTTAATTGCCCCAGTAGTTCGGATAGTGAGAAAAACTAGACTGCATAATTACTCCGACAAAAATCTGAACTACAACACATTATTATATATTTATAAAATATGGAAAATAAATTAAAACTTTCCGAAATATTTCAGGAAGAACCTATAGTTGTTTATCATGGTACATTAACCAAATTTGTTGATTCAATTAAAAAAAATGGATTAACTCATAAAAATTATTATGAACCAAAATGGTTTATGGTTTCTACTGATATTGAAAGTGCTTTATATCATGCAACACCAGATGAGGGTGAAACTGCCTCAGTTATTGAGTTTAAAGTTCCTCTAACTAATGATAAATGGTATGGTTATCCTTATTTTTGGCCACCCTATAAAAGAGATGGTAATTCTATGTGGTTTGCATTAAAACAACCATTAGATGGTAATCTAATCAATAAAGTACACAACGTACCTTATGCAACCTTTATTAAACAAAAATATAAGGGATATTAAATATGGAAAATAGAAAAATATTTGTTTGCAGTTGTCATTCACTAGAACACCAATTTGCGTTTTGGTATGACGAAGAATATAATGAGCTTTATTTTGAACCACACTTACATGATAATTCTTGGCCTTGGTATAAAATATTTTGGCAAAGGTTAAGATATGTATTTGGAAACAAATCAAGATTTGGTGCTTGGGATGAAGTAATAATCAAACCAGAAGATGCTAAACAAATAATTGAATACTTAAATAAAATAAGTGAGAATTAAAAAGAAGAACATATTATTTGAAGAAAGGGTTAAATCTAACATGGCCGTACCCAATGAGGTTAAGCAACTTCATTCTTTATTTGTAAAGAATGGGTTTCAACTTTATATCGTTGGTGGTGCTGTGCGTGATACCCTTATGGGTAAACCAATCAAAGATTATGACTTAGCAACTGATGCTCCACCAGAAACGGTTGAGAAGATGTTGAAAAGTGCTGAAATTAGAACTATTGGAACTGGCGCAGCATTCGGGGTTATTAACGCATATGTAAATGATGAAGAATACGAGATTGCCACATTTAGGTCTGACGGATTTGATAGTGATGAAGATGAATTAAAAAAATTTAAGGATTATTTGAAATCCTTAAATAATGGTTCTTTTGAAAAGTTTGAAAATAATTTAATGAAATAGCGACTTTTAGACTTATTTCTCATATTTATTAATATGAGAAAAGGTTATATATATGAATTAGTTTGTCCTATTACGAATGAATGTAGGTATATAGGGCAAACAATACAAGAATTAAATAAAAGGTTATATAAGCATAAATATTGTATGCGAAATAACCCTAGTCATAAAAATAGTTGGTTAATCAAATTATCTAATGAATCTTCATTAGATAATTTGATTATAAAATTAATTGAAGAATGTGATAGTGATATTTTAAATGAACGTGAAATTTATTGGATTGAAAAATATCAAAATGAAGGTTATCAGCTAACTAATATGACTGAAGGTGGTAATTGTGGTTCTAGAGGTTATAAACATACTAAAGAAGCCATTAAGAAGATTGCCGAAGCTGGGAAAAGAGTTGGTTATAAACATACTAAAGAAGCGAAAAAAAAGATATCAAATTCATTACTAGGTAAGAGAGGTAGGAATACTGGAAACAAACATTCAATAGAAACCAAAAAAAAGATATCTGAAAGTAAGAAGGGAATTGTGAGTTGGAATGCACAACCAGTTTTACAATTAGATAAAGAAGATAAAATAATAAACGAGTGGAGAAGTGCTAAATATGCCGCTGAACAACTTAGTTTGAGTCAAGGTAATATTTGGGCGGTTACTAATGGTGATAGAAAAAGTTGTGGTGGATATAAATGGATTTTAAAAAAATGAATAAATTGAAAAGAAAAGTTGGAGATAAAGTTACTTTGAATGATAAATTTGGTAATGATGAAGGAAAAGAAGCAATAATTAACTCAATAGAAACTTCTAAAAATGGTAGAGAGTGGTATCGACTAACTTATAAAGGTAAATTAGACCCATGGAATTGGTGTGATTCAGATTTTAAAAATTAATATGAAAACTTGGAAAGATATAGCTAAAAAAACAGTACCTAATGAATTTAATACATTCATGAAGGGTAAAGGCAGAAGACCTGATTCTGTAATATTTTCTGATATTGAAACTGATGTTAAAAGACGTGATTTAACAATCAATGCATTATTCTACGATATTTCAACAAAAGAGATAGTAGATTTAGTTGGTGGCATAAAAGACATTAATAATGGTGTTGTAAGGACCGTAGGAGACGCTGGAGAGCGTTTTGGGGAAGATAGACTAAGAATCCTTAGAGCAATTAGATTTGCGGGTAGAACGGGTTCTAAATTAGACCCAGCAATTGATAAGTCATTAAGACAAGATAATTCATTAGAAGGTATTTCTGGTGAACGTATTATGGATGAGTTTGTTAAAGGTATCAAATCAGCGAAATCAACTAAATATTTTTTATCATTAATTGATAAATATAATTTATTTGATTGGATTTTTAAAGGTATTTCACCAATTAACAAACAATTCATTGAGTCTAATGACCCAATATTAGTTATAGCGGTATTACTAAAGGATGTATCATATGATACTATCAGTAAACAATTGAATGCGCTTAAGTATTCATCCAATCAAATAAAACCAATAGTATTTATGGTAGCTTATTACCAATATTTCTCTAAAGATACTTTTTATACGTTGAAAAAAATGTATAATACTTTTGAGGCAAATGGTAATACGTTTTTATCATTCATAGAGCTTATGGGTGGTAACACTGAAATTGCACGTAAGTTTATCAATTATCAGCTATCAATTACTGGTGATATGGTAAAACAAAAATACGGAATGAAAGATGGTCCTGAATTAGGGGCTAAGATAAAAGAGTTAGAAACTCAACAGTTTTTTAAAATATAATTTTCTATGTTCATTGGTAATAAATGGTATGTGTATTTATTGCACATACCCTTTTTTTGTTAAAAACTTGTTTATATCATTTATCTTGTGTTATATTGTGCAAAATATAAAATCATGAAAAAAGAATTTTATGAAAACATCCCAATAGTTGATATTACAACGGTATCTAAAGATGAAATGAAAATGGAACCATATATTGAAACGTACACTGGATTAAGAGTATATTTTAATGACATACATAAAGATATAATATCGATACACGACATAGCACATTCATTATCTCAAATATGTAGATTTACTGGACATACAAAAGAATTTTATAGCGTAGCACAACATTCAGTATTGGTTGCGGATGCACAAACTACGTTACCAGAAAAAAGAGCTGGGTTATTACATGATGCTACTGAAACTTATGTGAATGACTTACCAAGCCCATTAAAAGCTTGCACAGATTTGGGTGATTATAAAAATTTAGAAAATAGATTTCACCATGTCATCAATCAAAAATATAAAGTTAATGATGGAATGACACCTAACATAAAGAAAGCTGATTTAGCAGCTTTATTCACTGAAAAGAGGGATGTTCTAAACAAACCTAGTGATTGGGGTTGGGGTTATGATATCATACCATTTGACGATATAATAATACCTTTAGGTCCTAAAGAAGCAAAAGCTTTATTCATTAAACGTTTTATAGAATTATTTCCAACTGAAGCAAAAAAAGAAGGTTTAATATAAGGTTATACGATATTTATTATTATGAAGAATATTTTAAGAATTGTCATAATAATAATATTAGTTTTTATAGGTCTAAAATTAATCTTTCCAAGTAAATACGGAGATAAATTAAAAGAGGTGTCTTTTGATAAAGATGCCAACATAATTATAAATTTTACCGATAATAAATCTTTAGATACCATATACCATGTAGGGTTAGAAGTTTTAGGTATTAAAGGAAAAAAATTTGTTATTCGTGAAATTCAAGATAATGTAAAAACAGGGTATAAAGATGAATTAATTCTTATTGGTTCAGTTGTTAAGTATAAGGAATATTATTTGATTTATACCAAATTAACCAACAATAAAAAGATGATAGATATTGCTTCTCATGAATTAATACATGTTAAACAATATATGGATAATCGATTAGAAGTAACACCTAAAAACCTTAGATGGGAAAACAAATTTTATACATTACCTCTTACAGTAAGCTATGAAGACGCACCATGGGAAATTGAAGCTTTTGATAAAGCTAAGGAATTTAAAGATTTAATGTATAATTCTTTATTAGTAAAAAAATAATTATTGTACAGCAGCAGTCGCTAATCCTTTATCTTTATGACCTAATTTAAGTACTTGCAAATCTTTATCAGTATATTCAACACCATCAATCACTAATAGAACTAATTTATCTTTTGAATATTTAGCTTTACTTATTAATTCACCATTGATATAATGTTTCCATTCGCCATCACGAAGTAATTCACCTTTAACTAGAATATAAAAACCAGTTTGGTATATATCATCATTAATTGAGTTTTCAGTATAAGCAAAATAGTTATCTGAAATTTGTTTTAGCTTATCTTTTGATTGTCCGTTTACTACAGAGATGTAGCAAAATAATGCGATAATTGTAATAATAATTCTTTTCATAATTAGTTCCTTTTTAAATAAATATGCAATGTTAACTTAATGTTACGTAATTGTTAAGGTAATTATACTAAATTTTTTTTATAAAAGCAAGGAAATTTTAATAAAAATTTGTTTATACCACATATTTTTAATATCTTTACGTAAAATATATGTATGAAAAATATAAAAATGAAACTTTTGAAGGTAACTTTATTAATTATGTTTGGTTGGGTAATTGGATTAATCATTTCAATAAAGGGAATTTCAAGGGATAATGATAATCTAATTATCAATTGTACTAACCAAAAATATTTAGACACTATAATTCATTCTGGGTTAAATATGTTAGAGATAAAAAAAGCTCGAATTATAATTTCAGATATCCCAAGTTATTTTAAACCTAACAATGATGCGAAAGAACCGATAGTAGGTAATACTCTAGGTTATATTACGCATATTTCAGGTAATTACTATTCAATTCGTATTATTAAAGCAGATAAAAATGAGTCTATTAGAATTCTATCCCATGAATTAGTTCATTTATACCAATATCACCATAAGCTGTTAATTAATAACGATGATTATTATGTTTGGGGATATGATACTATATATAAACCAACAAGTTACACTTATTTTGATAGACCTTGGGAAGTCCAAGCTAGAAGAGCTGGCGATATGTTAGAATATTTATTGAAAACTAATTAAATTTCTTTAAAATAGAGTTTTCAACGCTAATTTAAATATTTATAAAGGTGAGCGTAAAACCCACCCATCGGAACGTGGGTGGGTAGTTCACTACGTAAGTTAATGTATTTGGATTTAATTTGCAATATGAAAATGAAAAATACGTTAATTTAATTTCACAATATTTCATTCATAATTAATTAAAAATCAATTAGTTAAAAAATAATTAAAAAAAAAAGTGCAAAAAAACTTGTTTTATATTGAAACATTATGTATATTTGCACTATATATTAATAACAAGACGGGTGAATACCCTAAAAAATTAGAAAATGCAAGCAATAAGTATTATACATATTATGAGTTCGATAAATTGGAGACGTAATTCTTCAGTAGTGTCAGGTATGTCTATACTTAATAGTGGAAATTGGTTTGGTTAACAAATTAATAAAACAAAAAGATAAGATGAAAATCCTGACAGAAATGTCAGGATTTTTTTTTTAATATGGTATCTGTAGCAGAATTGGTAAGTAGTACCCTTATCGGGGAACATGCACTAGATTGTGGCTCTAGAGGATGCGGATTCGAGTTCCGTCTGATACCCAAAGGTTTCAATTGTACCTTAAACAATTAAATGGTGTGCGTAGCTTAACTGGTTAAAGCACTAGATTGTGAGTCTAGGGGATGTGATTTCGAATATCATCGTACACCCAAAATGGTCGTGGTCGGGATGACCCCACTTCAGAGGTGAAGTGAATACATGTTTGGTTAGGGTTCGAGTCCCTTTCACTGACCCAAGTAATTGAGAGTAATATCAATGTTCATTGACATATTGGAAGTAAATTAACGCAACTCATAATCAAGGGGTTGCGTACACACAGGTCAGGCTATGGTAGCCAAACGCTCTCCAAAAGCGTAGGACAGAATTCGATTTTCTGGGCTTGTGCGAAGTGAGTGTCGTCCACGAGATGTACGCCCTAACATTCATTGATTTGTTCGGTGACAGCCTCGGAATAGGATGTTGAGTAGGGAACGACAAATACAGATATAGTGTCAATGGCTAACACAACGGGTTCCAACCCCGTAAATCTGGGTTCGAATCCTAGTATCTGTGCAAATACGGATATAGTTCAATGATAGAATGGCCCCAGCGAAGGGGTTGATGGGTTCCTAGGTTTTGGTTTGATTCCCCCTGTCCGTGCAAATTGTGATGATTCTCAGATAGCTATATGGAGAGACATATTTGAATATGGTGGTTCGAAACCACACATCGCATCAACTACTAACTTATACCGAAAAGTATGTAAAGTATCTTGTATATAATATTTACTATACAAATATGTGTTAGACTAGGAGAGGTGGCAGAGTGGTCGAATGCGGCAGTCTTGAAAACTGTTGACCCCTTTCGGGGTCCGTGGGTTCGAATCCCACCCTCTCCACCAGATGTACGTTTTTTGTACTTTACATTATTTTCCCATATTTATATACATGGGAAGAAAACAAAAAAAGTATCATTATATTTATAAGACCGTAAATACATTGAGCGGTAGATATTACATTGGGATGCATTCAACTGATGATTTGAATGATGGTTATCTTGGTAGTGGAATTAGATTGAGAAGAGCAATTAATAAGCATGGCAAGGAAAATTTTAAAAGAGAAATATTGGAATTTTGTGAATCAAGAGAGTTATTAAAAGAGCGAGAAATTGAAATTGTTAATTTGAATGAGATAGCCAAGGTTGGATGTATGAATTTGAAAGTTGGTGGTTATGGTGGGTTTATTAGTGATGAACACCAGAAATTTCGTTCAGAATGTGCAAATAAAGCTTTAAAAGAAAAAAGGGAAAGGGATAAAGACTTCAATAAAGAATGGTTAAAAAAGATGAAAGAGGGGGTTCAAAAAGCTATGGATAGTGGTAAAATGACTAACATTAAAGATAATTATGATTGGACTGGTAAAACTCATAAAGAAGAAACGAAAAAGAAAATGAGCAAACCTAAGAATAAAGGTGATAGTAACTCCCAATTTGGGTCTTGTTGGATAACTAATGAAAAAATGAATAAGAAAATAAATCGAGATGACGTTATACCAGAAGGTTGGCGATTAGGTCGAGTAATGAAAAGTATCATTGGAAGGTGATACCTAAACAGTGTGATAATATCGATTAAAGCGCACAGTTTTGTAATATAGCTCAGCGGTCAGAGCAGCCTCCTGATGTGGGGAAAGTCGATGGTTCGAATCCATCTATTACAACAAACCATCGCAAGATATAGTTGCAACATTTATTGATAATGGTCTAGAACGTTATCTTTAGATATATCAAACGATGGTCCGATGTAGCTCAGTGGTTAGAGCATCCCCCTCAGAAGGGGAAGGTCGGGGGTTCAAATCCCTCTGTCGGAACAAAGTATCATCGGAAGGTGATACCTAAACAGTGTGATAATTACGTATAAAGCGCACAGTTTTTGCGAGATAACTCAGAGAGTAGAGTGGCCCCGTGCAAGGGGAGAGTCGGGGGTTCAAGTCCCTCTCTCGCTACTAATATTGCGGTGTAGTCAGTAGATGGAAGCTTGCGAGGCTCATAACCTCGTGCCGAAAGGCCCCACGGGTTCGAGTCCCGTTGCCGCTACTAAATTGCGTTAAAGTGTAAAGGTTGCATTTCGACCAATAACGTTAAATAATATGAACTTTTACATAATTCTTTATATTTATATAAAAAGTTTAAATTATGGAATGTTTAGTGTGCGAGTTAAAATTGGGTAAGGGTAGAAGAAAATTCTGTTCAGATGATTGTAGAAAACAAAATAGAATTTTACAATATAAAAAAACTGGTAATCCTAATTCTTATTCAAGACAAGTGTCTAAACATAGGTTTCGTAAATTTAATCTTATTGAGTTACGTAATAATAAAGGGTGTGAAGAATGTGGTTATATTAAAAATATAAGTGCGTTAGATTTTCATCACTTAGTTCCAAAAGAAAAAGATTTTACGTTAGATGCTAGAAATTTAGCTAATAGGGGTTGGGAAGAAATTTTAGTCGAATTTAGTAAATGTAAAATTCTTTGTGCTAACTGCCATAGAGAAGAACATAACCCAGATTTAAATTTTAAGGATAGGATTAAATTTGATGAAATTGGTGAAAAAATAAAAAAAGAATCTAAATGTGTGGAATGTAATGTGAAAATTCATAATACCGCAAGTAGATGTAAAAAATGTTTTGACATGTCAAGACGAAAAAATGATAGACCAAGTAATGTAATATTGCTTGAAGATATTAAAGAATTAGGGTATAGTGGTACTGGTAGAAAATATGGTGTTAGTGATAATACTATAAGAAAATGGGTTAAAAACTCATAAACTCTACGGGGTGGTTCGAATCCACGATACGCTACTTTGGAAGTTTAGTAAGTTTTTCCTTAAAAACAACTTACAAATTATATATCGATAAGTAATTGCCTTGATGGTTGGCTGTAAATAAATTATCATTATGGGTGAGTAGCTCAGTGGGCCAGAGCGGTTGATTGTTAATCAAAGGGCCTTTATAGGTTTACGTGGGTTCGAATCCCACCTTGCCCTCAAATCTTAATAATTATGGAAAAATGTAGTTAAAGAATTGGTTCAAAATTTAAGAGCCAGTGGGATTAACGTCACATATTATGATAATCCAAGTAAAGAAAAGATTGAACGTATTAATAAACGTTTGGTAGAATTAAGAAAAAGAAATTCCTTTTAGTCCCTGAAGAAATTCAAACTTTAAGGTGCAATCTTCAATAGCTCAGTTGGTTAGAGCTAAAATTCTTCTCTCGTATAAAGGTTATTACGGGTGACTGTTAATCACTTTATCTAGGTTCGAGTCCTAGGGGAAGAGAGTTGTCGATATTAATCCACTTCCACGTAGTGACAACTGGTAATAGATGAATTCATCTAGCTAGGAGGTTAATAAACGTTCATTAAGTATCTTGGTGATTATATCAAGATACTTTTGGGATGTCTTAGGTTTAACATAAGTTTGGCTACTTGTATCGATAATACATAAATCAATCTTTAAATCATGACAGGCTTTTGATTTAGATATATCATTCTCTTGAATCTTTTGTAATTTATTGTTACCATATATAGGTTCATAATGAAAGATACCATTGTTTTAGAGTTGTTAAATTCTTCTTGGGTATATAATGGTTTCATAAAGTTATTTATTTATAAATATGTTAACATTTATAAAAGACGTTTTCGAGTCCTAGGGGAAGAGCAAAATGGAAGGGTGACAGAGTGGTAATTGTGCCAGTTTGCTAAACTGAGGCTGGGCGTGAAAACCCACGAGGGTTCGATTCCCTCTCCTTCCGCAATTATAATGGAAAATATTCTACTAAAAACACGTTATAGTGGAAAATATTTGTAAATTATTATAAATTTTACCGTTATAACGGAAAAAATTCTATAAAAAGTGCATTATAATGGTAAAAAATGCAAATTATTGCACTTAAATACCATTATAACAGTATAAAGTGCAACTTATTGCACTTAACGATGTATAATATCTCATTCATAGATATTAATATTATAAAATAGTGAATGTCATTCAAATTGCCTCCGTAGCACAACTGAATAGTGCAACACCCTTCTAAGGTGTCGGTTATAGGTTTGAATCCTATCGGGGGTACAAATTATGTTTCATAGTCGAATAGTAAGTTTTAACCTGTCATAGGTGATATGAAACATAACAAAATGGGGTATAACCAGCATGCCTGATACGCATGACCAAGGTAGCGGTTGAAAACGAGGGTTCGAATCCCTCCGCCCCAACAAAATGCTGGTGTAGCGGTGGGAGCTTATATCTCCTATACCCGTAGAGGTTCTTGAGATAGCATCAAACAAGGGTTCGAACCCCTTCTCCAGTACAAACGGGTCCATATCGGCTCTGGCTCATAACCAGTTGAAACCGTAATTGGTCACATGTGGGTTCGATTCCCTCTGGGCCCACTTTATTAAATTTGTTGATATTTATATAAAAACAATATAGATATGGCAAATTTAAAAATTTCTGAAGAAGAATTTAAAACAGCAGCTGACTTAATCGGTTGTGAAGTAGCAGTTATAAAAGCTGTTGCAAAGATTGAAAGTAACGGAAGCGGTTTCAATG